CAGCCCAGTTGCAAAACTGTCTTTCAAAAACAAAACCCCAACCGAGTTGGCGTCGGCTGGGGTCTTGCCTTCCACCCTGCAGTGCAGGATCCAGCAACTATACCTCCTGTAAGTAGCTTCTGTAATACGCCAAGGGCTTCAGGCGTTTGAGGATGCGGTGCAGCTCGGCTTGATGCTGCCTGATTGATGGGTTGTCGTTGCCTCGTTCGCGGTAGGCCAGAACAGCGGTGTAGATCAGTCGCATCTCACCGTCGCTGAACTCATGCATCGCCTAAGTCCAAAAAGCGCACATCTTCATGATCTACCGGGTCTTTCCCCCCGTTGCAAATCACTAGAGCGCGCTTGTAGTAAAGAGAATCGGTTTTACCCGCAGCCTCTAACGCAATTTTGATCTTGCGCCAGTTGTTGCGGGTATGTCGATCCATTTACCTGCCCTGGCCGCGATATTTCTTTCTACCGTGGCTGGCTTTTGAATGTTGACCCGCACCTTGACGGGTTTTCTTAGGCTTTCCAGGGCGATGCTCAATGCGACCCAGCGCCGTCTTCGACTTGACCGCCATCAGTCAGCCTCAGGCCAAGGGGTGATAAACGGCTCAGTATTGGCAATCATTGAATTAGTTGCCTCGTCGTACACCTGCGCCGGATTGGTCAGCAGTGCTGCCAGTTCTGCAGTGGTGGTGCAGGCGTTAATTTCAGCTTCGCGGGTGCCGCTAGCGGTACGAACTGCAGCGCGGTAAGTGGCAACAGCAGCCGGGATTTCAGCGGTGGGATCCTCAACCTTGCGCGTGACGTACCAGTCAGTGCCAGAGAGCAGGCTGCCAGCGATCTCTTTCTGCTTTTTGACCCACTCAGTCTTCAAGCCATAGTTGATGATCTGAACGCCATCAGCATCAAGCACGGGGTCGCCGTCTTCATCAACAGCAGGCTCATCCTCAAGCCGCTTCGGGAGATCGTGATCCCAGTAAAAGCGGGTATCGACTGGGGCAGGGTCTGCTTCCCAAGTAATGCCGATTGCAGCTTTATCAGCTTCACTCGCAAGTTTCAGCCAATTTGCTGGGTATTGAATCGACGTAGCTGGATCGACAAACGCCTTGCCGACCCGAAGCTTTGTGCCGTTGAAAACGTAAGCCATGGTTAGATCCTAGCGAGCAGTGGCGGGCGAAACACCGTCCCCGCCGAATGGGAACTCAGCGAAAGCCATGTAAATTATGGTGTCACCGCTGCCATTTACGGGCCCGCTACTACTTCTGACCTTGAAACCATTAGACAGGAAATCAATATAACGAGTTGAAGAGTGGGTATTTTCTGTATCAGGTACATTTGGATACAGCTCGTTGTTGTTTGGATTGTATGGATTTCTTGCGGAATCGCGAATGTTCCAGAAACCAGAAACTGTTCTTTTATAGATCAAAAACACTGGTTTAAAGCCCGTGAAGCAGAAGGGACCGTCAGTACTCCCATTCCCGACAAAGCTGCCGATCTTGCTAAAACCTTCTACGCCCGCAAACGCATAGAAGACGTGATCATCGCTGTTGTAATTGCCTTGACCGCCATATAACCCAAAGACGGTTGATGTTGGAGCACTTGGACCGAAACGGTTATCAGCAACCGCAGCGTCTGTAAATAAAAGCGCCTTGTCGTTGTCGTTAAAACCCTTATGCCAAATCAACCAGTGACGCCCACTTGTGTCTCTGTTTTTGACGATGATAAATTCAGGCGCAACACCAAGACCGTGACCAACAGTTCGGTTTGCGTTTGAACCATCCGCAGTGTAGGTTCCGATACTGAACCCAGCGGTGGGGTTGGCGCTTACCGTGCTGGTGATGCTGCCGTCGGTGTTGCTTGAGCCGGTGCCGCCTGCTTTCCAGTTCCAAGCCGCAAAAGTTCTTCCGCTGCCATTTACCCCACTATCAGTGCCGAGTGTAAAGCCATCACTGTCAAATGATTTTAATTGTGTTGTCGCAGAAAGCTCTTGGTCTGTATTGTTAGTAAATAGCTGTTTCTGTGCGCCTCTGACTACATCTTGCAGGACATGGTTGTCAGATACGCTTCTTGTTTTAAGCCACACCCAATCAGGTTGAAATCCTACGCCAGTAATTGCATGGTTATCAACGCCAGTACCCGTATAAAGCACGGTCTGGAAATACTCCGACCCATCCGCAATGTCCGGCGCGGGCAGGTTGGCGGTGTTCAGTGCCGAATATCCGGTTGGGACAGTTTGCTGAAATGCTGTCTGTCCGAAATTAAAGGTTACGTTGCGAGTGCCGTACAAAGTTACATAGGGGTAAAACGTGCCAGACAATCCTGTCTCCAGTGTGCCTTGGCTGGTTCCATTTTTGTAAGCAACCAATGTGCCAGCATCCAGGTCAAGGGCAAAGCCTAAAAGATCTCCACTGGTATAAGAATTGCCACTATAATTTTGAAGAACCCCTGCTACATATTTTTTCCCGTCATAGTGATATGTATAGACTTCCTGACCTCCCCCAGGACCATTAGCTGTTAGATCTTTGGTGATACCAATGGACGTTACAAAACCTACAGAATTGCAATCTACTTCCCAGTACCACTTGCCAGAACTTACACCAATAGTTCCCGTGCCAGCCTCATAAGCGGTGGTGCTTTGCGAGGCGTTTAGATTGCCATTAGATAAAGTTACCGCGCCATAACTAGATGGTCGCAACGGATTAAGCGTTGCATAGTTCGTCGTCGGCGTGTCAAACATCACGTCCGTACCAGTGCCGGAGGTGGAAATGTTGTTAGCAGTCCAATCGTTACCAAGACCGCTGGAATCGCCGTCTACATCGGCAGCATCAAACTTCAGATAGAACGAGTTACCGGTGTAACTACCTGCGTATCGAATGGGACGCCAAACACCGTTGTCGTCTAGTTCGCCAAAGTCTTCGTGGTCAAGGGCAGAGCCGTCGATGAAGTTGACTTCGGCTAGGTAGCCGCCAAAATATTGGCTGTCGTTTGGGACCAGTCGCCCTAAATAATGGACCCCTGAAGCCTGTGCTGTGCTATTGATAAAACCATCGGTGTTTTGTGCGGAATAAGTTGCAACATCCAAGGCAGTTTGCCTTTCACCGTTGACATACAAAACCGCACGGTTAGACGCAGTGGCTTGCGTGGTATCCCAAACGGCGACGATGTGATACCAAGCACTTGGATCCCTAAATCTTGCTGAAGTCTGAACAGACGTGCCTGTTCCGTTTGGGTGGTAAACAATGTTTAATTTATCGTCAGTATTGAACTGGATATGGTGGTAGTTGTATGGTCCAGGTCCGACTGTGATTGCGCCTGCGGAAAACAAAGCCTGATTAGCGCCTAATTTTGCACGCTTTACCCATGCGCTCCAGGTCCACGTTTTGCGGTTACTAGCCGAAAAAGTTCGACTTAAATTTCCGTTTGAGCCATCAAACCGCAAGCTTTGCTCGATCTCATACGCGCCGCCCTGACCGCTAGAGCCAGCAAGGATATTGCTACCAATGATGCTCATGAGTAAGCAGCGGTGAAGACGGCGTGGATGGAACTGGTCGTCGTGCGGACAACGTAATCAATACGATCAACCGCCGATGCAGCCGTGGACAGAGTAGGCGCAGTTCCGCCCGCAAAATCCCATTGGCTGCCGTAAGTCAATAATCGCCCGCCCGTGGCGTCCTGCACCACAAAGATCGAACCGCTCTGTCCTGCCGTCAAGTTGCTGGGATTAGCCAGCGTGCAAGATGCCGTGTTTTCAAGCGTCAAAGCGAAGTTGTTAGCCGTCGCAAAATCAAGCGTTTCGGTCGTGTCACCTGAAGCAACCGTGATTGCCGAAATGCTGCCGCGTTGTGCCTTGGTAAAGGTCTGAGCTACGGCCAAGCCTGCAGCGGTCGTCGTTGCGTCAGGCAGCGTGAAAGTCCGGTCGGCGGTTGGATCCGTAACCGCCAACGTGGTCTCAAAATCGTTGGCAGTAGCACCCTCAAAGACCACCGATCCAGCGGTGCCAATGTTCAACGCACCCGTAACCGTGCCGCCAGCCAAGGCCAGGTAGGTGCTGTTAGCAGTGGCGCTAGTAAGCAGGCCGAAGTTAGTGGCGCTGTAGTCGCCAACGGTTACCCATCCATCATTCGAAGAATTGCGAATCTTGATCAGGGTGTTATTGCTGTCAATCCACCATTGGAACGCGAACGTCGTGGCTGGTTCTGTGCTGCTGCTGTTATTGCTTACAATCGCCGCCAAGGCGTTGTTCAAATCTGAACGGAAACTGGCCCCGTCCTGGTTGGCTAGGTTGTAATCGTGGGTTGCCACAGTGGCCTAGGCAGTCTTTCTGTCACTCTAGCCTTTGCCATACCCAACAGCTGACCAGTTGAAGTCACGGCTAACACCTGTGTCAGACGAGTTGTAGAAGTTGACCGTGAAACCCGTGGCCGAAACACTGCTCACAGTGAAGTAGTCACCGCTCTGCATGTTCTGCGCGGTGATGCCAATGCTCGGCAGCCTGGTATCGGAACCCAGCAGGCTTGCGGTGCCAGTGAAAAAGCGATTTTCGAACGTGATCGCTTTTGCTCCAGTACCGCTAGCGACTGCCTCATCGCTCGACTCTGTGCGGCGTTCAAGCTCGGCAACGTAGCCCAACTCATCGACAAGGATGTTTTGCGCCGTGTCGGTGCTGGTCATCTCAGCTTTAAATTGGAATGCGCGAGCCTTGAACGTGCCGTTACTAAACTCAGTCCAATCGCCCCAAGTTGGCGTGCCGTCCGGGTCGTCATCAGTGCGGCGAACGTAAAGCTTCGCGTTCACCTTGTCAGCCACGTCACCGTCAAATTTGCCCCAGGTGTCGATGTTGTCCGTCTTGTCGTCAATCAGGTTGTCGGGATAAAAACCGCGAGTGACAAACCGACGCTTGAGGTCAAGAGAGAAAACGTTTTCTAAATCGAGCGTATTGACGAACTCATATTCGCCGTCCGTTTCTGTATCGCCCAACGTGTCCAGCTTGCCCCATGTGTCGATGTTGTCGGTTTCGCTATCAATTCGGCCAGTGCTCGACAGCGTTAGCGCGTCATACTCGTCGCTATAGAAGCAATCAGTTCGCTGCCCTTGGAATGGTGGAGAGTCCTGATCTTCGCGGCGAGACTGCAATAGCAGCTTGTTTCGCGTCTCCGGCAGATCAATGATGACGCTAGTTTCATCAGCGCTCAGGCGTCCGCCGTCATCGGCAAATTTGACCAGCACCTCACCTTCAATCAGCGAAATCTTGGCGCTAGTTGAATTGCCCGCGATTGCCTCGATCAGATCAACAGAGTTCGACCATGTCGCAGTGCCATCAGTCAGGCTGTTGTGCCTGATGTAGACCTTGCCGCCGTGCTTGACATCTAGATCGACAGTCTCGTCCCATTTCAGCGTGCCTTCCTTGTCGCTAGTAGCTTCAAACTGCAGGTTTTGAACGTTGCCCGGAACTGCGGTTTTGCCTACAGCATTAAACGTCAAACTTGCAAAATCTGAAGACTGACGACCCAACGAGTTGATGCTGTAGACCTCGATGGTGTACTTGCCGGCACGAGTATCGAGAATCTCATGGTCAGTTTTGACGACAATGGCAGACTCCCAGTTTTCATTGTCTCGGCGGTAGCGAACTTTATACTGCGGCACGCCTTTGACAGCAGCCCAGCTGACGATAATTTTGACCCTTGCCTTGTCGTTTTCGGCGTAGAACTTCTCTTCCGCTTTTGGTGAAGTTGGCGGGTTCGGGATCGGGTTGAGGTTAGTGATCGAGCGAGTTGAAAGAGTGTCGCCGCGCTCGACGTAGTCATATTTATCAGGATTGTGCGAAAGGGCCGTGATCTCGTAAAGATGCCCCTCTTTTTCTTTGACTGTCAAAACGCGGAACTTCTGCGTTTCAATCGCCGTTGTTTGAATGACCCAAACGCTGTTGATATTTGGGCGCTCGGTCCAGTCTCCGTCAACCGTGATTAGCGTGCCGGTGCGGCCGGTGATGTCTTTAGTTTCAAGCGTGCCGTCAGGCAGCAAGACGCTCAGCGTTGCATCTTCTTCAGGCAGGCCCGTAGCATCGTCTACGTTAATGGTGTTATCGCCAGCGCCGGCAATCCTGCCGCCGTAGCGAACGCCAGCCCTGACGGGATCCTGAATGTCGATGACGTTTCCAGGACGCACCAAGACGCCAGCTTCTAGGGAAGCCGTAAAAGTACAAACGTCAACGTCGTTTTGCTCCGAATAAAGAATCCACGAACCAAGGCGATGGGCTTGGCCGCGTGAAGTACAAGCAAACGCCTTGACCTGAGTAGGAACCCAGCCATATTTGGCAATAGCGTCGCGATCTTCTACAAGTTCGTAGTTTTGCTCCCTGGTCTCCAGATCTAAGTAACTAACGATTGCGACCGTATGGCGGGTCTTCAGATCAGAACCCGCATAGGTAAAGCCTGGCTCCAGAACGTTAGAACGGTTAAAAAGATAACTTGAGTCAGTCGGTTTGTCTTGCGAAATCGTCAGCGAGCCCGTTGACCAATAAGGCTGGGCGCGCATGACTGAACAAAGGTCATTTACGAGCTTATAGGCTTCGTATTGATTCTGGATCAAAACGTTGCAGCTAAAGCGTGGCTCAGTGCCGCCGTTGCCATCATCAACAAGCGTTCCACAATATTGGCTGGCCGAATAGAAACTAAATTTGTCTAACTGCGCTTCAGCTACATGATCTCCAAAGCCCCATCTTTTATTTGTGAGCAATGCATATAAAATCCAAGCAGGATCAGAAGTCCACTGGGCAGCGCCAAAGGTGCCAGTCCAAGTGCCGCTATATGAAATAGCCCCGGTTGTTTGGTTAACTGTGCCATTGTTTGGGATCTTGACTTTTATGCCCCGGATCCGATAAGAACGCGCCGGGATGTTTTGGAACTGCTCAGCGGAAAAACGAACAGCCGCAAGAGCGCTATTGGGATAACGCAATTTTTTGCGGATGATCTCTGTATAAGAAGTCCAATAAGTTGGATTAACGTTGGTGTCAGTGCTATCAGCTGAAACCCGCGTCACCCTGACATCTACAGGGAAGTCCCCATCTAACGTGATGAGATAATCACGCTCGTACTTATCAGCCGTGCGGCCGCTGATGTCTGCATCCTTAACCTTCGTAAAGCCGCCGCCGTTGTACTGAACCTCAATATCAAGACTGACGCTAGTGCCAAGAATGTCACCCTGATTATTTGAGGCCTCAAGCCGTGGCACTGCGATGCTGACGCGGACTGCATCAACATTGCTATTTGTAATCTGTCGGGTAATTGGGGTGGCTTGGACCACCTCGACATTGACCGAATTGATATTCTCTACATCGCCAAAGCCGTTAGCACTGATGTAGGTCTGCGAGTTAGTGCCGTATCGAGTTTCAACGGTAACCCCCTTAAAGTTGTAGTCGCTATCACTGAGATCAGTTACATCCGCCTCAGATCTCAAAATTGGTGTATCAGTCAGAAAGACATCTTTTAACAATGCCTTGTTGTAATTATCAGTGCCGCGGGTGTAATCACGCGCCGAAGGGAAACCTTCAATCTCACCTTCGCTAAGCAGGTCGAGCAGCGTAGCGTGAGAGCTTGATGCGAGGTTGTCTGCAGCTCGCGTCGGTGTTCTTACAGCTGGCGCAGCGGATTGCTGAACAACAACCGTCTGTTGAACGACTGTCTGGCCGCCACCACCACCACCGCCGCCACCGCCAGCGCCAATGATCTGCTTAGCTTCTTTGTCTGCCATGTTCAGATCGTATCTACGTCAATGCCGGCTGAGATCACGATTGATCCCACTATCGTTTCGCCAAAAATCAGCGGCGTCGGCAAGCCCTGTCTGCTGGTGTTCTGAATGCCGCTAAAGCTGTAGGACTCTTGCGGGTCAAGCTCTGTCCCTTCTGTTGAGGTATTACGTCCTGCGCCACCGCCAAGCGTTGTAGAAGCGGGTCCAATCTGAGCTAGCTGCGGCGTGGGCGAAAGCAGCTGAGCGGCGCCACCCACGATCAAGGCAAGACCGATATTGCCCGCCAGTGCTGTTAAGCCAGCGCCAAGCGTTGCTGAAGTCGCACCGAAGCCAATGGCACCGCCAGCGAACATGCCTGCGCCTGGCAGAGCGATGGCCAAGGCAACCAATGCCACGCCAGCAATAATCTTGCCGGCACCGCCACCAGCTCCGCCTAGTACCGGGACAATCTTGATTGTCTGGCTAGCGGGATAATGCAGCTCTTCTAAATCGGTTTCGTAATTATCAACGATCACTTTGTAGTGCTGGTCCGCCATATGACGCTCTAAGCCAGGAAAGTTGGCAAGCAGCATCCGCACGGCTTCCCCTGCTGTATTGATCTCAGCCAGAAACCTTCTTTGGCCTACGAACTTGGCTAGAGGGCCATAAACCTTAACCTCTCGATTCATGCCGTAGCACCCTGCCCGTGACGTTAAGGATCCACTCCCCCACGATATCTCGGGAACTCAACCGCCCACGCAAATGGTGCAGCACCATCTGGTCGCCAATGTAGACGCCAACATGGTTCAACTTGTTTGAGTCGATAGCCATCAGCATCGCATCCCCCCGCTGCATCTCTTCAATCGGCACTTCATGAAATCCAGCCTGCTGCCAGCAGTCATCAAACATTGGGTTTTCGTTGAACTCATCTGGCGTTGTAGGCCGATCCCAATCAGGCAGCTCCAGGCCTTCCTCCGCGTACCAATCGCGAACTAGGGTCCAACAATCAGCAACGCCCCAAACCCATTTGCGGCCAATCAAAGGGGCTTTGTAACCTTCAGGCTTGCACTCTCCCCATCGTTCGGTTTTAGGGTTGACGATGTACCAAGGAAGCCCAGACTTTTCGCAGGCCACACGATCAGCCTCGCTAGGGACTGGGGGCGTTACCGGATGACTATGAATGACCGCTACCACTTCACCGTGGTCTTCCGCGGCGGCGTAATCGACTGGGTCAAGGATAAAAAAATCCGTCGTCTCAGCCAAGTTTTTACATGGCCAATACCGCTCGCGGCCCTTGACGATGACAAGAAGCCCACATGATTCACGCGGGTCTTCCTGCTTTGCATGTTCAAGCGCTTTCTCTTTAGCGGTCGCCTTCATCCGTTAAACGCACCGATGCCAGGAAACGCCCCAAACGGCAAGGGGTCGCTACCAAAACGGGCCTCGCAGCTGCTAAGCTTTTTGCCGCAGACATCGTCTGCCACATCGTCAACCGAGTTGTCATTTTCGTCAAAATAATCAGTGCCGCTATAGCCACACTCTGACCCCTTGTAAATCCACGGACAAAGGTTCTGACTGCAATGGCGTTTTGGGGCCCTGACCCCGGCCAAGTCAAACGAAGCGGCCGCCTCGAAGACTACAACGTCACGATTTTCGCTAACCTTACGCGCTAGGTAATAAATCTCTTTCGGAAATTCTGCCGTTGTGTCAGGCGTGCCGAAAGGGTTGTCGCCGTCAAAGTTGGCGTTGTCGATATAGCGCGCCAACGTGCGGATGCGCGTAAATTTTGCGCCGGTTAGATCATTGCCAGCTGTTGTCTCATTGACGTTCAAAAGAATGGCTGTAATGCTGCCGAGCAGGTTTGCAACCGTAATTGTGGGCCGTGGCAGACTGCCGCTCTCTGCGTTGTATTCAAATCCCTCAACTTGAATGGGCAGCTTTGTGTAGGCGTTGCCATCCCAAATAATGTCTTGAGCGCCAGAGCCTACGGCATTGATACCGGCATGAAAACGGTAAGTCGTTGATGTGCCATGCAAAGTGGCATCCAGTTCAAGCTCAAACAGCTCAATAATGCTGCTTGGATTGATCTTCTGTAGCTCAGAAACTGGGATAGCCATCAGGGCTCAAAAACCTGAATAAAGCGGGCCGTGATCGTTGCCCGTGTTGGATAATCAATCCGCTTTTGCCATTCAGGACATATCCACTTATAGGAAGTTGTCTCGTCTGGAGGTGTCCAGTCAAAGCTGGCCGAGTCTTCAGCTCTTGCGTCCAAAAAGGTCTCAATCGTGTCTGAGTCAGTCTCTGTAATGTTCTCCCAACTCAGTTGCCATTCTTTTGGATTCATATGTTCAGGCAAGCCATATAAAAGGCGAGCTTGGTAGCCATCACCGAATTGAACCGTGCGAGTTTTAGGTGCGCTGCTTTTCTGCGCCCCGTAGCTAACTGCGATGTCTGGAAAGGTGGCCATTAGCTGAGAAGTCCTCCTGGGCGTTTCTGCTTAATTAGTTCTTGACGGACGGCGACCCCAATCACTTCGCCTAATTGCTTGCTGCGAGCGTTGTCGCCTTGAGCTTGCGAATCTGAGGCATCTACATTCACCACGATATTCCCAACGCCTGCAGAGGCTTCAACGCCAAGACGACCACCTGGGCCACGCTTCAGGGGCATGATCGCTTCAGGGCCCGCCTCGCCCATTAGGCCAAACCGGCCAACGCCGCCGTTGGCGTAAGCGAACATCGTGGGCTTGTCAAAGATGCCGCCCTTAGCAAAGGGAGCAACGCCAAATTGCGGGTTAGTGAAATAGCTAGGCGCAGGGCCTGGGGTGTAGGTCGTGCTTATCCCAGTTGTACCGGCTTGAAAGGGAGAACCACCGCCGCCCAAGCTTCTAATCATTTGCATCACGCCCGCAAGGATGGACTGTTGGACAATCATCCGAGCAGTAGCCTCAAGAACGCTGCGAGCGAAGTCCTGAAAATTCGCTTTGCCTGTAGTCACAAGGCTCACCAAGGAATCCTCAAGGGCGCCAAAAGCTGTTTCAGCAAGAGTCGCGACACCTTCCCTTAAGGTGCCAACACTCTCTAGATAAGCGTTAGCAGCATCCTTGACCCCATCAAATGCGGTTGTCTGCTCTCTAACAGTTTCGACAACTTCAAAGCTGACATTGACAAAAGCCTTAGAAGCCTCAGCCACTTGGTTGAGCTGCTTCTGATATTCCTCAGCTGCCTTTTGCTCAGGTGTCTTTCTAGCTGCAGTTGTGCGACCCGCAGACGGTACAACAGGGGTAAAGAAGCCTCTTCCGCCGCCGCCGTAATCCGTGCCCTTTTCTGATGTGCCATAGAGCAACCGGTCATATTGCTCTTTATTTTTCTTGGCCCGCTCAAAGGCTCCCTGATAAGCCTTTACTACTTCATCAAAAGCGCCCCCAAAGTCACCCCTTAGAACCTTGCCGATAACGCTGAAGCTTGTGACAAGGCTGCGAACCAGCTCATCAACAAGGTCAATAAGGCTCTTAATGACAATGGCAGTGCCCCTGATGCCGTATTCAATGACCTTGAACAACGCCGTCCAGTCATTCTCAGTTGCGAACATCTCTGAGAAGACTTCGATGATCACGTTCAGCGCAGGAAGCAAGGCATCTAGCAGCTGCTTTCTGAACCCATCGAACTGAATCGAGAGGATCGTTAGCTGATCGTTGAAATACTCGGCATTTTGTGAGAAGTTGTCGCTGACTTCATAGTTGAAGCGCTCTAGTGCCTCGCTGCCACCATTTAGCAGCGTGATCATGTCAGCGCCTGACTTGCCAAAGAGGCGCATGGCAATGGCTGCCTTCTCAGGGCCATTCGGCAGATCTTTGAACTTGTCTGCAATCTCTTTAAGCAGATCGTCTGAACGCTTAAGGCTGCCATCTGCTTTTTTGACGCCTACGCCCAGGGCTGCATAAGCATCTGAATAGGTTTTAACGCCTTGGCTTGCTTCGTAAGAGGTACGGGCAAAACTCTTTAGGCCTGTCTCAAGTTGTTTCTGAGAGACATCCGCCAACTTGCCAGCATTGACAAAAGCTTGCAGCTCATTAGCTGCAATGCCAGTGCGGGTGCTCAGCTTGCCGAAAGCATCAGCCTGATCAATCGTGCGCTTAGCAAAGTTGGCGATAGCGCCAACAGCAAGAGCAGCACCAAGAGCCTTAAACGCAGTGCTCAGGCCGCCAACGGCCATCTTGAGGTTCTTGACCTTGCCTTGCACTCCCTGCATGGAGTTGCCAAGACGCTTGATATTGTTCTCGCCCTTGACGTTGGCGTTGATTAACAGGCCAAACTTTGCGGTCACTTCTGCTGCTCCTTATTCAGAATCTGCATAACCGCGCCCTCCATGACCTGCAGATCCTCCAGAAGCGAGCGAGGGTCTTTGACTTCATACAGTCTAAAGAGCCATTGCACGGCGCCATAATCCAAACCCAGTAGCCCACTCATCGAAGTGCGCCACTGCGTCTGACACCGCAGGAACATCTCTACGGCTTCCCAGTTCTCTTGCCAAACCTCAAAGTCTTCAGGCCCTTCAGGTATTGGCAAAGCAATGCCAAAGGCCGCGGCATCGGCCATTAGCTCTGAAGTGTCTTCAGTGCCTTTGGCCCAATACTCAGCGGCCTCTGTCAGTTTTTTCGCTTAGCCCCTTGGTGGCTTTCCAAGTAGGTAGCAGCAATCGCACCGGCGAGCATCGGCACGTCTAACAGCTGGGCCAAGGCCTTCTGACTGAACGGCATTTCTTTGCCGTCGTCGTCGGTAATGCCAGACCAGCCCACCAGGATCTCAGACACCAGCTCAGCCTCAGTTAGCTGATCTTCCTGAATCAGCTGGCCGATCTCGCGCAAGCGGCTTTGGCTCACACGCTTGAAAACCCCGTCAAAGGTGACGCGCTGGTGGCGGCCACCGTCAACGGGGATGTCAAAAGATACAGGCCAACTGTAAGTGTCTGATTGCTTGAGTACGAATGCCATAAAAGGTGGCTAATCGGCGCAAGCGTAGCAGGAACTTAAGTCAGCGCAATTGAAAACTCGTCATCTCCACTGTTAGATGGAGTGGCGTTATAGTCGAGATTCAGCATCTGGATGCCATCACTGTCGCTGTAGCTGGCGCTTGTCAGGTCCGTTTGCGGAGCGCTGAAGGTGACGATGTTGCCGCCGGTTTGACCGTGCTGGAACGTGTTGTTTCCAGTAGAGGTGCCGGTGATGTCGGTAAAGAAGTTGTGCGTTGCCATCAGCTCAGCTTCAAGCACGATGCTGCCGCTAGGCCGACGATCCGTGTAGAGCACCTCTTTTGTGCCCCCGACGAGTTCCCTGTAGGTCGTCGCTGCGTTTAGATCAAAGCTGAACGACTGAACGGCACCGGCGTAGCTGAACAGCTGTTGGCTGGTGGTATTGCCGTTCTTAAACAGCACCGGCTTTGCTTGGTTCTGATAGGTCGGCGTTGGGTTGGCGCTGTCGTCGGGGGCGTTGTAGATGCCCACCATGGAAAAGCTGAGCGTGGGGATGGCTCCAACCTCTGCGCTGATCGAGAATGAACCGCGAGCGCCAGTCACCTTATGGCGAACGCCATCGGTGAAGTAGTAGAGCGTTGCCGACTCAAAGGAAGATGAACGTGGCGAGTAGGTAACCGAGGTGTCAGCAACCGTTGCCACGCTGCAGCCACAAGCGCGAATCAGGGGATCCCAAGCAGGGGCAGTGCCAGCAGTTCCCGAACCTGCCAGCTCAACCTCAAAGCTGATCTCAACGCGCTGGAAAGCCAGCAGGGCCTCAAAGTTGCCCATGAAACCGCGAACCAGTTCGCGCTCAACCACGTCCGATTGAATCGGAGTGATTTCCAAGCTGCGAACCAAAATCGCGTTATCAGCGCCGGTAGGCGTTGGGTCTGTTGCGTAGCTGCTCTCGATTTCAGCGAGCAAAAGTCGCTGGCTAGTCCGCAGAGTCATCGGTTACAACCTCAATTTCCGGGGTAGTGGGTTGCGCCGGCTCGGTCCGCTGAACAGCTTTCGCTTGCCGGTAATCGTCACCCACCATCGTAGCTACGGCGTTGTCGTCAAATCATCTAACTCAGTTCTATAGCGAACCAAGTAATCGCAACTGATTACGCCTGCAGGCTGATCAGCATCGACCATTTCAAAGTTGACGGTCTGAGGTTGAACGTCGATCGCGTGACCGCCCAAGGTCAGGTCAGCCATGATTTTTGAGTGCAGGCTCTCAACGATCGGATCTGCAACCTCGTCAGGCTCATCACCGCGGACAATTACGCTCACGCGCACAAGCAGCGACCAGTCAAGGGTAGGAAGGCTGGTGTTTTGCTCTGGGGTATCGCTGATGGGTTCAACGATCAGAGCAGGCGTTTGACCGCGAGTTAGCGCAACAACCCGACTGCGAAAGATGCGGGTGCTGACGTTAGTCGTCCCCGCAAGGCTGCTGATGATGTCTTCAATTATGTTCTCGCGTACTGTCGTCATGAGTCGCAGCAGATGCTCACGTCAAGGGTACGGTCAGCAGCGCTAGCCGTCACAACCAGCCGCAAGTAACGAAGCGCATAGCCGTTATAGGTGTGAATGTGATTGCCGATGTCTTTTGTCTTTGCGTCGTCCAGCGGTCCAAAGT